ACCAGAACCTCCTAGATTTTCAATAACTAAATCAACAAACCCCGCTAGGAACATCATTCCAGTTCTCCAATAAAAAGACTTGAAACGACTTGAAGTTAAAACTTTTGTAATGTCTGTTATTATATTCATATTATTCAATTAGCTTATAAAACCAAATGATAGCCCCACTAATTATACCCACTGGTATAAACAACCCAGCTATCCAAACTACCGCGGTTTTTAGATTGACAAAGAAACCAGTAGCTGTTTCAAAAGGTCTAACCCTTTGATCAAGCTTCCTCAGCACCTCTCCGTGGTCTTCCTGTATTCTGTCTTGGTTGGTAAGGTGATTTTTAATGACACCAGCGTCTGACTTCAACTCATCAATATCCCTTTTGATAGCGTCAATTTTTCCATTGACCACTTTCACTATGGTCTCTTGAACTGCTGTGGTTATGTGAATTTTGAATTGTTCAAGTTCTGGGTTCATATATTTTTGTTTTAAAACGCCATTCCCATAGCCATTACTGCTCCAGACGATATTGACCTTTCAACCAAGAACGTTCCATTGCTGGTAAAGGTATGGATAGTATCGCTACCAGAGGTCGTTATTGTTCCTCCTGTAACACTGAACCCAGAAAGAGCTGAGGTTGTGTATCTGATTATTACAACACCACTCTGCCCGTTACGTCCCGACCCATTAGCCGCTCCACCGCCTCCCGTGTTAGGTTTCTCCGCGTAAGGAAATACGGATCCAGTTGTACCACCACAACTAACAGTCCCGTATCCAAAGCCACCAGCTCCAGCACCTCCTCCACCACGACAGACTGACGAGCCAGAAATTGAGCTACTTGTACCCGCTCCTCCATCACCTCCACGACCATCACCCCCTTCGTTTCCAAGAGTTCCCGCACTTCCAGCACCTCCTCCACCCCCTCCAGAGTTGTTGCCTGTTGAGCCACCTCCACCATTATTCCCTTGTCCAGACGTTCCTGCTCCTCCAGTAGTGTTTGCATTCCTTCCTCCCCCTCCACCAGATCCACCACCAACGCCGTTTGTAGTTATTGCTCCTCCAGTACCTCCTCCAGTAGCAGTCAAGGAGCTGAATATTGAGTTGTTTCCAGCTACACCGTCAGCATCAACAGTCCCACTCCCGACCGTTACGGAGTAGCTACCCGACGCAACAGAAAAAGAGGCGTTTTCTCTATATCCTCCAGCACCTCCACCCGACTGTCCGTCGCTGCTTCCAGAAGCTCCACCAGCAACCACCAAAACCCACATATTAAAGGGAGAGGCGTGAGCGACAGATAGGGGTGTTAAAAGCAACACCAACCCTAGAGTAAGCCCTATTCCTTTGTATAGTGTTTTTCTCATATTAGAAGTTTTGAATATAGCCACCCAATACTCTCACCGTACTCGCACTTGTGGACGTTGCTTGTGTAACCATAAAAGTATAAATATCACACTTGTTCGCAGTAGTTGTTTGAGTTGGAGCTGTTTCACCTGTCCACAGCAAGGAGTTTGCTGGCGTACTAGCCCAAGTTATTGCACCTGCCGAAGCGTTTGGGTTACAAACTATAACTCTTTTTGATTGACCTGCTAGTAAGTTGGTTAGGGTAATTGTGGTCGCCGCAGTTCCAGTTTGTATCAAAGTCTGGTTTGAGTTGCTGAGGTTTACAGAAATAGAAGTGGAAGTAGCTATGGCACTCTCTGTTCCTAAAATACCACCAGCAACTGTAAGCTTCTCTGAAGGTGTTGTTGTTCCTAATCCGAGCCTGCCGTCTGTTGTGAGTGTTGTTGTGGCTGTGCCTCCAATAGAAGCGTAGTTTGCTGAAAAGCCAGTAGAGGACGCATTACCAAAGAAAGACTGTAATCCTGTCCAAATATTAACTTTGGCAAGATTTAAGGTTGCTGTAATGTTTCCAGAAGTTGTGATTGGTGTATTCCCAATAGTAATAGTGGAATTGCTGTCTGTAAGTCCAACTGAAGTAACACCAGACGAACCAGAAGCGGCATAAATAATCCCCGCAGACGTTACGTTGAGTGTACCCGCTGTTGTTGTTCCCAGAACTGCAACCCCAGAACTTGTTATTGTAAATCTTGGAACATTGCTTGAGTTTGCTATCTCAAATAAAGGATTTGTTTGACCAGAAGTACCCGTAACCGCAAACTTCGCCCACGGTGTTGTTGTTCCAACACCTACTTTCATACTACTGATTATAGGACTTATGGCATTGCTGAGTAGTCTCCAAAAACCTAGAGAACCAACCGCACTGTTTACTTGTGCTGATACAGGAGTAGCTATAAGAACCCCCATAAGTATTAACCCTGCAATAAATGATTTTATTTTCATATTTTTAGAAGTGATAAATATAATTAACTCCTTCTCCCGACACTACCGCGTCTAGGAAAACGGCGTACAAATCCTCTATATCAAGAGTTATTGACGCTCCTGCTGATAATGGAATACCCCTTCTTGTGGCAAGACTAGCCACTACTGTACTATCCCCGATCACAATGTAATCGGTATTGTCCAACTCCGCCATAAGCGTAACCCTACGGCACGAAGTGTTTAGGGCGATAAGACGTTCAGCTGTTCCTGCTGTTGTAACCTCTTTTCGTCCGTCTCTTATGTTTGGAAATGTTTGCATAATTTTTTATTATTTTTATAATTTACCCATTGACCATTTCGTCCTTAGACAAAATGGTTGTGGAAAAACTATCTAGTTGCACGAATTGGTGTACTTGAACCGAAGTTAGAGATACTTGCTGGCACTTTCGCCGCACCTGTAAGGTTTAGGAAGGTGAAATCAATAGCTCCCGCTGTGGTTGAAGCAGAAGCGTCTACGAGGACAATAGCACCAAATCCCTGTGCTGTTGATGTGCTTAAATTAGCCCATATTCTGTCTCCGTAAACTACTCCTGTTACACCTGTACAAAACCCTTTTCCTGTTGATGTCGCAGAAATAGAGGTATTCACTTGAATATTACAAGTAGTATCTAACAAGTTAGATACTCTTGAACCGCTCGCACCAATCTTAAAACTAGACGCTGTGGTTGAAGCAAGTAGTGTGGACAAACTTGAAGGAAACAACTTAATGGTATTCCTATCATTTCGCCACATACTGCCGTCAGCATTAGTATTCAAACCAAATCCAACTGCCATAACGATAATTCCTGTTGTAAGAACTCCCGCTACTTTTAGTCGCATTTTGTTAATCATTGAAGTAAACATAAGATACGCCCTCGCCAGAGACCACACTGTCAAGGAAAAGATCTGCTAAGTCGTCAATACGAAGTTGCACTGACTGATTTGGAGCAAGTGCGATACCTCGTCTTGTGCCAGCTGAAGCTACAACCGTTGAAGCACCAACGACAACAACGTCAAGGTTCTCTGGTTTTGCTTGGATTTCAACCATTCGGCACTTTGTACTAGAAGCTACAAGTGCAACTGGTGTTCCAGCTGTTGTAACCACCTTAGTACCGTCCGCAATAGTTCTATATGTGTATTCTTTATCTGCCATATAATTAGAATTAGTTTAATAATAATGCTTTCGGTATCCTACACTACCCCCGTGAGGAGGTAAAAGGACACCCAAAGGTTTAGGAAGTCGCTTGAACAAGCAATAGACCCTTTCCAGATACTGCTCCGAGACCGTAAACGGCTCGTGCTGTGTAAGAAAGTGTCCACTTATCTTGGTTAATCTCTACTGGAGCAACCATAGGAGACTGCCAAGAAACATAATACGCTTGGAAACTGCTTTCTGGCATACCCCCAAGTGCACCTAGATACCAATTAAAGGACTTTGTGCTGTCTGAAACGTTGAGAACTGTTACATCAAACTCAACAACTAAGTGCTTGAACTTATTTTTGTTGGTATTCATAACACCAGAGTTAGCATTTGCTGTACCTTCAATGCTTTCTGGAGACATTGAACCGAATAGACGAGCTACTCTGTTTTTCATTGCCGCTTTTTCTGACGTAATGATAGTGTTCGGCTTCATTGAAACTCGTTGACCGTAGTTATCCATTACGTTATAAGAGAAGTAATCCTCTGCACTTTCTATTGAACTCTCACTGATTGACGGAGCACCAGAAAGAATGTTTGAGTAAGTGGTCGCTGATTGCTTCAATGTGTGGACTGTTGAGAACAGGGCTAGACCGTTGCCAACTGTTGTATCAATAGTGAACCCACCGTTGTCGGTATATGAAGTAGCAGTACCGTAACCAATAAAGTTACGCATATCCAATTCAATTTTATCAATAACGTCCGCAGAAGTTTGCGTAGCGTATTGAGCTAGTGAATGAGCTGTAAGAGCTTTGTAAGCCTCTCCAGAAACTAGACGAGTTACAGAAACTGTCGCTCGGCGAATATCTTTGAAATAGCCCTGTGAAAGACCTCTTTGAGCGGAAGCTTGACCTTCAACTTTCCTCTCTCCAAATCTTTCTCGGTCTACCTCTTGTATTCTTTTATCTTGTGAACTCCAGTCTCCAGTTTCTTTGTGAAAGATTTTTCGCACGTCTCCTGCTGGACGAAATGCCTCCTTCACGAATGACTTTTGTATCAAATCATTTACTGCTGGGACTGTCATTGTGTTTACTAACATAGAAGTATTTTAGGTTAAGTGAATAATAAAGCGATTAAGCCGCTTGATACCAGAACAAAGTTACAGTCAGTTGACCTGCTGACACGTTTGTGAAGTCAGCACCTGAAGTAATAAGAACAGTAGGAACTGCCGCCGCTGTGTGCCATAGAGTTCCAGAAGGTGCACCCATATCAGCTCCAGTCGCCGCTGTCGTAAAGACAGAAGGCGTACCAGTTGAATATCGGTCTGTGTCTCCACCAGTTACTCCAACGGTTATTACCGCAGAAGTATCACCAATAAACCCAGTTAAGTCTGTTATCAATGTTCTTGCGAACACCGCTCCAGCTGGGATAGAAACATTAAGGTCTATCGTACCAGCAGTTGCACCACCGTCTGTCATTTGAGCACGAGTGATTGTTTGCTGATAAGAAACTAATCTCATTTTGTCTCCAGTTTTTAGAAACTTTACAATCGCTTGTGTAGTTGATACTACTCTTACGATCTGCACTGATTTCTGGAGTGTAGTATTTACGTCAATACTGTTATGGTCGTCAAGGTCAAATACCCTTCCAACCATTGCTTGTACTGCTGAACCTGTACTTACGTCAGCCAAAAACTCTGCTTCTGCGTGGAACTCTGCCACTGGGACAAGAGTATTTGAAGCGTAGTCGCTGTCTGTTGAAAGCACGTCAACTTGGATAAGACCTAGAAGTTCAGAGCGAGGTGTAGTCGCTGTTGCTCTAACTAGATTTCCAGAACTGTCGCGAGTTACAACATCATTGAACGCAAAGGCAGTTGAAGCCGCCTTTTTGTATCCAGTGATTTGATTTTCGCCGTTATTTTGCTTTATCATTTTAGAAAAAGTTAATGAATAATAAAAAACACGCGATATGCGTGCCTTTTACTTTACAGTTAGAAGCAACGTATATCGTTGCCTCCCGCTGTTTTGCCTTTCGGCTTGACCAAGTTGCAAACTCGGACTGTTTGGAGGTTGAAGTGCTAACCCAGTCTTGCGACCTACACTTCACGGGATAATTTGTCAAAGCAGGTTTAGGAACATTGTGCTGTCGGTGTTACACCGTTTCCAAAACCTTTAATGAAATTATTATACCACAAGTAAACAATAAACCACCAAATAAAACTGTGGATAAGTCTACTTGCCAGAATTATCTGCCTTTTTCTGCTCTGCTTCGTTGAATACTTTTAACACATAGTCAGAAACGTGCTTCATATTGAAGTCGCTACCGAACTCTTTATTAGCTAAATGTAGTAGAACTTCTAATGCTTTATTGAAAGCAGTCTGTCCTGCCATTTCAACAGTCCCCCCGATAAGTCTACCCAATTCCTTACCTATTGTGTCTACTGTACGGTATGCAATAGCGTTTTCCTCAAAGAGTTTTGTGATTTCTACTCTTACAACGTCATTACGTTCCTTGATTTGCTTACGTTCATTCGCACTTGCGAACTCTGGCACATACTGTATTGCCTGCAATTCTTTTAATATGCGTGGTACTAACGCAAGGATTTTGTCGTCGTGCTCTACTTGATATAGGTAGTCTTTGTAGTCTCCTACTACTATCGGTTCTACCTTAGTAAGATTACAATACTCAGTGAGAACATTCTGGCTGATAGCCTTTCCGCGAAAATGCTCCACGATCCTTTTAATCTCTGCTCGTCTTTGTTCGTCCATATTATTAAGCGTTAGCTATTTTAGCTGGAACTTCCACTGTCTCCCCGTTTGGTAGTTTGATAGTAAAGAAGTCTTTTACCTTCTTAATCACAAGGTCAACCAATGTCCCAGTCTCTCTGCTAATAGTCTCTCCTTCCACGACCTCCTCAAGTTCTCGGCGAGTAGAAAGGATTTCAAATGTAGTAAACTCTGCTTCCATAAATGTTTTGTAGAGAATATCCTCATAGTCCTTATGCCCAAAGAACTTAACAGGTATCTTGTGTCGCTCTATGTCTCGGTTGTTTACACTATCGCGAACCAATGCTAGATATGCGTTCTTGAAGTCCTCCATTACCTTACCGTCTATTGTTCTAATTTTTATTTGTGGCTTTTGCTTTGGCTTCTTGCCTCCTTCTGGGGTAGCCGCTAGCATTGATTTCAATACCTGCAACTGTTCTTTAGACATTTTACTGATGTCAAAAGGGAGTGCTGTTTCTGCGTGCACATTCTCTCCAGTGTCGTTATCTTTCACCTCATTCTCACTCAAACGGTCTGAGATACTTGGTATAACTGCTTGCTCTGCTGGGTACATAGGGTCTAGTCCTTCATTAAAGTTTTCGTTGTTTTCGTCAAAGTTTTCTTTGTTTTCGTCCATATATTTAGATTAAAGTGAGTAATTACCTTCGGAACTCTTAGTAGCTTCCTCAATAGTTTTGTTATTGCCAAATGGGTCGTCGCCTCCAGCCCCACCTTGCTTGACTGGTTTCCCATTCATTCTCTTTTGCTCCTTTGGTGCTTTATAATCTGGCACTAGCTTGGTAGCATTAAGCACTCGCTCCTTAACCTTATCCTCTGACAAGTCTTTAAGGTCAAATTGTTTTACTATTTCAATGATTTGATTAGCCATTGCTACGTCGTCTCCCGCAAGCTCCAATGCTGTTTCTTTAACTAGAGACTGCACGTCGGTAGCTTTCTTTTCCTCTTTGCCCATTTCCTCTTTACCTTTTTTCATTTGCTCGGCATACATTTTGTTCTGTGCCTCCTTCATATCAGCTATCTCGTCCATTTGTTTTATCTCTGTGTCGGTCATTTCGTCTTTCTCGTCTTGCTTCAAGTCCTTAGAACGCTTGATTTCCTTGAACAAAACGTCAGCTTCACCTTCTCCTTCGCCACCTTTCCCGACTTTAAGCTCTTTGATTTGCTGTTCTAGTGCCTCAATAACCTTACGTTGACCCGCAAGGTTTCCGCCATATTCGCTTTTAACGTCGTCAATTTGCTTCTTGAGACTTTGTACGACAGGGTGTTTGTCGTCTAAATCCTCACCCTTCTTCTCACTCTTTTCAACTGGCTTAGTTGGCTCTATTGGAGTATTGGAACTTCCAAAAGCGTCCACTTCCGCAGTTTTTACTTCCTCTTTAGCTTCCGCTGGAGGTATTATTGGTTCTGGCATATTAAAATAATCTAACTTATAATGACCCCTCCTGTCCCTCTTTCGGAGGTTCAGTTGGAATGGTCTGTAAGTCCTGACTGTTGTCTACCTTGTTTTTATTATCACGCCTTTGTGCTTCCGCGTGATACCTTTCAAAGTCTCCTATAATTGCTCCGAGTTCAACCATTGACTGCCGTAAGACGAGCACCTCCTCTGGTAATGCTTTCGTCAGCAATGTCCTTGCTAACGCGTTCACCCTTGCTTGTATAACCGCCACTACCGCGTTCTTGTGTCCTAACCATATATCAGAAACCTCCTTTGTCAGTCCTTCCTCCGTTAAAACTAAATCCTCGTCCACTGTCTGTGGATCAAGGTTTAGCCCGCGTGTTCGTAAGTATTCGGATAGTGTCATTATCTTTTTGTACCATTATTCTGGGCTTGAGCTGTCTTTACTGTCGGCTTTCCAAAGCTCCCCATATTATAAGCCTGCCCTCCTTCGCCGGTCGCTTGGTCTAGCTTCTGATACATTTCAGAAGTGAATATAGTGTCTGGTCGCCCAGATATTTCTAGGTATTCCTTCTTTAGACCGTCCATTCGTACCTGTCCACCTTCTGCTTCACGCCCAAAGGTATTGATAAGCTGTGTGAACTCGTCCCACATTTGTATCATTTGTAATTGGCTATCTTTTCGCTTCTCTGGTTGTATTTCAATATCTAAAGTATATTTCTTTTCTCGTATAGTTTGAGGGTTAGCTAGGAAGTATTCAGTAGGGTATCCACCTTTTCTATCTTTAAACGACTTTGAGAATAGTTCGTCTCGTTTGGCTTCAACGTCGTATGCTTCTCCACCAACCGCCTCGTCAAAGACCACTACGTTCTCAATACCCGATACATTAACTGTGAAGTTCTGGTAGACAGGAACAAGTTTACCGTCCACCATTGTCTCTCTTTGTTTGATAGTGTATTTGCTCTCAATAGTTTCTGCTCGCCTTAGTGCCATATCCATAAAGCCCCCGACAAGTCCGTCCAACATATAACCTAGTTTCTCTTGCTGGTTGTTCTCTACAACAGATATTTCAGTGGCTGTTGCTCCTGCTGATAGCTCACCACTTGTGGTTGGATTGACTGTTTGTGCTTCAATAATCTCTTTTAGTAGTTGCACAAATGAGAACTCTGGCTGGGTTACTCCCTTATTCTCTGGGTCTGCTCTCTCAAAGTCCTCTCTCTTAACGCCGTGAGTTACTTGCCCTCCTCGGAACATATCGCGTGTAAGTGTGTATTTGCCGTGTGCCAAAATAGCTGGGTCAATACCTTGCTCAAACTTATTAGCTAGCATTTTAAGTGCCCAGTCTATGAAGTCAGCATTGAATTTAGTCTTGGCTGGAATAGAACGTGCGTAAATAGAACCTCGTAGTCTCTCAGCTGGTACGTTTGATAGTGGATAGTTGCCTCTTGGATAGAATAACGTGAACGGTGTGTCCATTGGCAACATCATAATACCGTTAAGGAATATATTAAATCGGTTGTTTTCTTTGTCGTATGTCCTGTGAACTAGGAATGTTTTAGCTGGATCTTTGAAACGCTTACTGTCAAATATAGTTGTTTTCTCTCCCACCATTACGTCTATGCTTGTATACTCCTTCGGAACTTTCTTATATCTCTTGAGTGAGCCGAACAGTTGTTCTGCGTCTGTCTCGGTTATCTCCTCCTCTAATGTAATGCGTGATTGTTCTTGCACGTCCTCTATTTCTGGGTTACCAAATATCACACTGCGTCCGTCTAGTACAACAGATATAGCTCTGCGATACTGTGCTGGCGCGCCCGCTTCGTATGTCAGCCCGTCAAGGAACTCATAAGTGTAGTCCATATTGTCTGCTGTAACCTGTACCCTCGCCCCATTCTCTGTCATAACAAAAGCCTTTGGGTTAGCTCTCAGCTTTACTTCCCAGTCCTCTAGCACAAAAGCATTGCCCTGTGTAAACATTTCCCAATAAATCAGTGCTATCTTTTTCTTGAACTGTTCTACTTTGTGTGAGAACTCAATGGCTAGGTCGTATATATCCCCCATTCCTTTGACTAGCTTACCTTCCTCGTCGTAACACTTGATACGTCTCTTGAAAACATATTTTAGGAATATTGCCGCGAAACTCAATATCTTTTCGTGTATTATACCTAATGATACTTCTCTGTCGTCTGTTGGATTGCGTGGCGGCGCGTAGTTGATCGCCTTCTTTTGGTTGTACTCGTAAGCGTTTGAATATGAAATACCGTTTGATACTAGAGTACCCTTCTCTCTTAATTCTAAATCGTCGTTAATTTGTTGAATGAGTGCTTGAGCGTAGTTGTACTCTGCTTCTGTCCCATAAATCTCAGTGAGCTTCACCAGTGTATCTGCTGTTCTTGTTTCCTTTTTTTCTTTAGTTGCTTCAGTGTCCATATATTTAAAATTATTATAACATAACTAATAATAGTCAACCTGTTGATAACTACATTGACGAAAGACTACTGTTCTCTTTAGGTCTGGCTCTTTCTATCCTCTGCAAAAACTCTTGGTTCTCTTTCGTCTCCAGCTGTTCCTTCGTTAATAGCACTGGCTGGGTCGGGTCGTCCTTAAAGAAAGTGTGTATCGCCGCGTCAAACCTATCGGGTGAGAAGCCGTACAGCTTCTTGAACTCTACCTTTGGCATAAGCATAATACGTCCTTGTTGGTCTCGCTTGTACTTCACCTTCTCAAACTCGCGTAACCATTCCTTTTGTTTATTGGTTATGATTATCCCGCCACCAGCTAGCCACTCTCGTAACTTCCACGCTAGCTCTGACTTGTATGTATGATATAGAAGCTTGGTCTCCTCTCTTGGCTTATCAGTTAGGATAGCATTTACACTTTCGCCCACCTTTGTTTGGACATTCGCCACCACCTTCGCCCCTATTCCAAACGCTTCAATGCCTATGTCATTGCTTGAACAGTTGTAGACTTCACGCACTGTCTCTATCTTTCGTGCTAAGTCCACCTCGTTACTGGTCTTTTCATTCAACACTTCTTTGAGGTAGATACTATCTCTGACGTGGATAATGCTTCGGTCTCGTCCTCGCCCTGCTGGGTCTACGCCTATGATAGCTCGGTTGATTATCTGGTTCTGCTCTGGCTCAAAGAATACAGTCATATTGGCAAGTAATGGTATCCAGCCCTTATCGTCCATTTCAGCCACGCCAGCAAATTCACCGTCCACACGGATTTTCACTTCGTCTGAGTCCTTGCCGTAGTCCAGCTCCATTTTCTCCACATAGCCGTCCTTCACTATTGGACTTTGCCTAGAACTAAATGATAGTCGGGTAAACTGTGCACCTCCCTTATGGCTTTCGTAAAACTCCCCCTCGTTTCGGGTTGGGTTGCTTGTGTATACCACTATGAAGTTCTCGCCTGTTAGAGCACCCTTCATAACCTCGTACACCATATCAGCCACACCGCTCGCTTCGTCTACTATAATAAGCACAAACTTACCGTGTAGCCCCGCCAGTGCTTCTGGTTTCTCTTGTCTCGCCACTCTCGCACGCAAGAACCAGTCCTTTGTATCCACTATTCGCACCAAGTCGTCTAATATCTCAATGTTGTTTTTTAAATACTCTGGTAATCTATCTCGCCAGAAGTATAGTTCCTTTAAGAAAATATCCTTGAGTTGTTGCTCGGTGTTAGCAGTCGCTCCTATCTGTGCTCCAAAGAAACATATCAGAAAGTGTAGAGACACTGTGCATAGAAACGCTGTCTTACCTATTCCGTGCCCTGATTTAACACTTATCCACCGCTTCGCCACATCAAAGCTATCCTTATCAAAGGTATTCAATGCTCGGTTGTACGCCTCAAGTGCTACTGTTTGTTGCCAAGTGTATCGCTTACCTTTGTATAGCTTGAACGCTGTCTTACTCTGAAACTTGAACATATCTACCGTGTAGAAAGCTAAGTCGTGGTAGACCAGTCGCCCTTCCGTATCAAATAAGATAGTTGTTCTCTCTCGTCCGAAGCCGTCTTTGTACTTAATTGGCTTACCTCTTAACTCCTCTATCGGTACACTCGGCTTCATTCCCATTGTTTCCTCAGCAAAGTTAAAAACGTCTTTACTCCACTCTTTTATTTGTTCTATGTTTGCTTGGATAGTTGGGTTCATAATGTTTTTTTAATGATGTTTATGGTCGTCCCGTATCTTTTACTCGTGTCTCAAATCATTGTGGTGTGCCATTTTTGGCTCAACAACGTTCTTTTGTGGCAAATAGACCTTTTGATCTCCTTCTGGTGCAAACATTAAAACGTACAACCTTCTGTCGTTATCAACCAATACATCATCAACTGTTCTGCCCCCACGTTGCGTGAGCCAAGTTTTCTGCGGGTAAGTAAGGTCGTTATAATTTATCATATACTTTGTTCGTGTTGTTCTTTCGCTTTCCTTAACTCGGCGAGTGAGAATGTCATCACAGTATGTTTGTTGTCTGTCTTTGCTCCATACTTCGCTGGGTCTAGTCTCTCTAATAAGAATTTTGCAGTATCCATTTTCACACGAAGTAGATTGTGATTTTCTTTTCGTACTATATTCCCGTCTTTATCCTTCAATACTCCAAACATTCCCACAACAGGAATGTTTGTTCTAAGGTTCATTGTTCTGTGAACTTCCTTTTCGGCTATATCTATTACCATATTTTGCCTTTTTTCCCTTTCTTTATTGCGGTACGCTTCCCTCGCTTCATTGAGCAAGTCTCTCAAAGTCTTTCCTGTCTCTGGAATAACATTGTTTCGGCTAACCCACGCGTTCAACGTCTTTGTTGAAAGGTTTATTGTCTCTATCTCTCCTTCTTGCTTCTCTATGGCGAGAGTGAGTATGTTGCTTGGCGGAAATAGAGTTTCACCCAAAAATATCTTTTGCAATAGTGCAGTGGCAATGTCCTTGCTAAGCGTAACGTCCGCCCTTTGTTTTACTCTATTCTCCTTTAAGATAATTGGTTTGTTCATAGTTATTCTACTAGTAGTGAGTTTTGTGTTGGTAGTAATCTCGGTCTGTGTATATTCATTCCATTATTCAAGAAATATATTAAAACTTGTAACTTTTGTTCTGCCGTCTTTTCAATTCGTGGTGC